TTTCTAGAGCAGTAAAAGCAGCAAGCGCAGCAGATCTACTCTTAAAACCAAAGTGATCATGAGCATTGGCTTGTCCTCCATGACCATAGGGCTCGTACCCTGCGCGACCAGGTGTGCCATGTAACCATTGAACAACATTACCTTTTTTAACAGTTCCTCCAGCTACAGACCCTCCCATAACAGTAATGTCACCGAGTGCTGGTGCTTTCGCAGGTCCAGGGTTTTTCTTTCCATAAGCAATAGCAGCAGGACCAACAAACCATCCAAAGAAATTATTTGGAGCATTAGTTGTTCTTTGAACATCCTCTGCACCTTTCTTATTACTACCCCCCATAAAATCTGTTCTTCCACCAACAAATTTTCTTGCCTCTTCTTGATATTTTGAGTTCTTTAGTGCTGCAGCAGTTTTCTGTAAGTCTCCTTGAGAGATTCCTGTTGCTGCAGAAGCACTCGCAAGATCTTTAATAGCGTGCCACTCTGGATTGGGAACTCCAGTCTTACCTCTTTTTGGATATTTCCAAGTCGGTTCATACTGACCTTGCCTCAAGACTATCTCTTTGATAGTTTTTCCACCATATACTCCAGATGCTACTCTATTATAAATTGATTGAGCGACGTCAGCAGATCCCTGAGGATCAGAATCTTCCATTCTTGCAATTGCAACTAATGTCCAAAAATCTGCATTTCCTCCAGTTACGGTTCCGCCAGGTCCAACATCTAAACTTGGGGTTGTATCGTCACCTTCTTTTTGTTTTTCATATCCTGTTTTTGGTCTTTCAGGTTCCTTTAACATCAACTGCTTCATTAAATCTTGAATAGTTCTATCGATTTCTGGAGCAACAGAATCTTGAACTGACCTTGCAATTACATCACTATAATCTTCACCGGAAACAATACTCTCCATTCTAACTTCACCACCACCAGCATATGCAAGAGTAGTTGGAGATACCGATTGATTCATCCAATTGTTAATACCAACACCCACGTTCTTATAGTCTGCATAAGATGGTTTATCCCCCATCAAAGGTTTGATTGCAAGAGCAACTAATGCACCTAGACCAGTAGATTTTGAGACATTATCATAAGAATTTTTCAAGAAATCAAAAGGACTCATTTTTGTCTTATCTTTTGATTTTGGATATAATTTCTTGATTTTCTTTTCTCCACCAATTGCTCCACCTGGTTTTAATTTTGAAGGCGTTGCTCTTAAAGTTCTTGGTGCTTTCTTTTTCTTGATAGTTCTTTTTGCTGGACCACTTGTGAGTTTTCCTCCGCGTGTAGCAGGTCTTCCACCACCTGCTGCTTTCGCTACTTTACCTTTTGGTTTTACTTTTTTATTACCAAAGAACATATCATATAAGACACCACCCGCTTCTCCGCCTGCCCAAGAACCTAGGAATGCTCCAACAGGTCCACCAATTACAGTTCCAATCGCACCTACAAGAACAGAACCTATTCCTCGAAATGCTGCCTTTCCTAAAGGTTCACCAAGAGCCCAAGACAATCCAAACTCAATTAAACCACCAATAATAGGAATTCTACTTACTAGAGGTTTTACAAACTTGAGAACTGCTTTTGCTCCTTGTTTTCCAGCAAGGCCCATAAAGGCAGCACGAGCACCTTTTTGGACTGCCCCTCTCTGCATTCCTCCAGATAGATTTCTTAAGTTTTTCTTACCAAACCTATCTACAAATTGATCTTTACCAAATCTTTGTGCATATCTTCTTTGTACATCTTTACCAACTCTTCTTCCTGTGGAATCAAATCCTCTTCTTCCACCTCTTCCGCCTGCACCACCATCTCCACCTCCCATAGCAAGAGAAGCAAGACCAACAACAATTGCAGCATCCAAAAGACCATTTAATGCTCCACCAAATTTATCAAAATTCTGAGCAAGACCATCTCCACCTATCTTTTTAATAAACCCACGAGTTGCATCATAAGCCTTATAACCCCAATCAATAAAAGTTATAAGACCATCAAGCATCTTACCACCAACATCAGTAATAAAATCAGTGACTTTGATAATCGTTGGCAATACTGAAAGAAGAGTTGGTAGATAATCAATCAATCTAACAGCAATAAATCCAAGTATTGTCTGTGTAATAAAGTTTTTAATCCAATCAAAGAATCCCATTTTTGGGGGTGTGGGTAAGTCAACACCTTTTACTTTTGGTGGTTTCTTTTTCTCAAGTTCTTTTTCTCTACCTTCAAATTCTTTTTGTTCTTCTCCCTTTCTCTTTTTTTCACCCTCCTTTTTAGATAAGAACAAAGAGTCTTTTAAGAGTTTATCAATCTGAATGACTTTTCTTTCAATCTTAGTAAGAGTATCTTCTAAAAATTTTGGTGATTCTGTTTCCGTATTTTTTACATCACTTACTTTTGTAGTTTTTGTCTTCGTATTAAGAAACTTATCTGCTTTTACAATAGCAGACTTTTGTTGTTTAGCAATAACAGGAAGAAGGTTTGCCATTATTTCTTAATACCTAGTGTTGCTTGTGCTGTTCTAGTTCCTTTACTATGTGTAGGACTAAAACTTGGTGGTTTAGAACCAGTTGATGGACTTGAACCACTTCCTCTTCTACCACCCATTCCACCACCAGCAACTTGTGGTTTTGGTTGTGGTTTTGGAAGTGGTTTTGGTGCAGGTTTTTTTGTTTGAGAACCAGATATTGACATTCTCATCTTTTCCCTTGCAGTATATTTCGTTCCATCCGGTTTTAATTGTCCCGATTTAATTAATCCTTCTCTCTTTTTTCTATAATTTAAATCATTCTGAACATCTTTTAAGTTTCCGCCCATTTGCTTCATCATTCTTGCTTGTGCGTCAGGAGCCATCCCTTGTTTTTGGAAACCTTCAAGAGCATTGACCATTGCAATTTTCTGATTCTTCATTGCAAGTCTTTGGTCATTCTCTTTATATGCACCAGGATTAATCATTCTGCCAAGTGATTCGAGAGGATTAGTAGTTCCAGTTCCAGGTTTTGATGGTCTTACATAAGTCAACTTTCCATTCTTCATTGCCTTATGACCAACAAAAGGTCTACCTTTACTATCAGTCATCACCATTGTTTTTGGTGCATCTTTAAATTCTTGTTTTTTCAATCCATAACCACCTTTAATTGCACCACCAACTCCACCACGACTCATTCGTTCTTTTGCTGCATTGACTCCAGACAAATCATCAGCAAGTTTTCCACCCAACGAAGCACCACCAAAACCACCAGCAACTCCACCAATAATTGCACCTATGGCAGCGCCAGGAGCGGCACCAACTCCCCCAAACATTGCACCTATGGCACCACCAATTAATGCACCGCCCTTCGCTCCTGCCATCCATCCAACTTGACCACCGAGCGCAGAACCAGCAGCACCTAATCCTGCTTGTGCTGTTGTTTGTCCTGCTTGTTTTCTATCGTTAAATTCCATAGCAGCAAAAGCTGCTTGTAAAGCACCACCATAACCTCTAACATTAGGTTTTGGAGTTCTAACATCAGTTGATAATGCTCCACCTCTAGGTTGTCCTTGTGGTGTTGGTCTTGTTATAGATGTTGATGGTGGTTTTGATGAAGATTGTGGTCGTGGTGTTTGAACTCTGGTTGTTTTTTGTTTAATGTTTGCCCACTCTGGTGGTTTTCCAGTTTTCATATAGGTCTTCATAAAATCTCTTGAAGCACGATTCACAGATTCAAAGTCACCATAATCTGCACCCCTAGCAAATTTGCTAGGATTCATCTTCATATAATTTGACCAGGCTTCTTGTGCTGCAACTGGATCTCCAACATAACCGCCGCCGGCAGCGTGCATAATGCCACTAGCAATCTGAGGAATATTAGTTCCTCCACCAGCAGCATTCATTGATTCAAAAGTATCAACTCCAAACTTACGAACTGCCCCTGCAGACATAACAAACTCACCATCAGTAAGCATTGCAGGAACTTTATCTCTTCCTTTTGGACCCTTTACAAGACCACTGAACATATTGCCAAAGAAATTTTTGGCACCACTAAACATGTTACCAAAACCTTTATTCCATCCACCACCACTGAATTGTGGAACTGCTGCTTCCTTTTTGTCTCCTCCAGCAAGACTTTCAATACCTTTACCTAATGCTAAAGTTCCACCAATTGTTGCAACAGCACTTAATCCAGCACCTAAAAGTTTACCTTTTGGTCCACCAAGAAAACTTGCTGCTGCTCCAAATTTTTTCAGTCCAGCAGATGCAAGGAGACGAGCAGTTAAAGCACCAAGTTTAATAGCACCTTTGATTAAAAACCCAGTTAGTTTACCAACAAACCTACCAATACCAGTTCCAAATCTCAGATATAATGCTAGAAGAGTTGGCCAATGGTCACTGAAAAATCTGATTATACTGTTAATCTTTCCTTGATTATTCGGGTCAGCAAACCAATCTAAAAGTTTTAGAACAATTCTACCAAGAACTACATTGGTAATAAATTGTACTATTCTATCCCAAATAGATTGGAATGGTTTTGTAATTATAGAAAGTGCTTTCTTTATACCATCAAATCGTTTTGATTCTAAATCCCTTTCTCTTCCACCTCTTCGTCTTGTTTCAGAATCTCTTCTTTCTCTATCAACTCTTTTTCTATTTTCCTTGTTAATATCGGTGAGAGTTCTTAGAATTGAATCTAAGGTCTTACTGATACGAAGAAGTGGATCACTTTCTGTCCTTTTCTTTTTAGAAACTTTTTCTACTTTTTCTTTTACATCTTTTCCACCTTTTGGAATTCCTCCAACAGGCATCAGCATTATTCTTTGCTGAGTTACTTTTGCTTGCTTTCGAATTCCACCAAGACCGAGACCAGTTGCAGTTACTTTCGATTTCTTAGAAACTATTCTAAATCTACCTTTTTTTCCTCTTACTCTTTTAAATTCTTTCTGTATTAATTCTGCTTCACCACTATCAATTTTTCTTCCTGCACTAATTTCAGTGAGAAGTTCTCTTAAATATTTACTATAAGTTTCATAGTCAAGTTCATCAACCTCGTTAGGTTCTAAGGCTAGTAATCTTAGAATTACCTCATCTATATTCTCTGTAGGTAAAGTAGGATTACCAGCCATTACTTTGTTGTTGTTGTTTTAACTCTTCTTCTTCAATATGTTGCTTGAGAAGTTCAACATAAATGTCTCTTTCCCAAGGTATCATATTTTCTATTTCTGTCAATGAATATTTATGGTACTGCATTAACGAAAAATTAAGTCTGAAGTAGTTTTCAAGGTCCATATGGACCAATGCTATGCGAAAAAACTTGATAGCCCTTCCAGAACAACTTCACTTTCGACTTGAGTATTTGGATTTGTAATCTTCACTGTATGAGATAGTTTAGGCATTGTCTCAAAGAACTTCTCAATCTGCTTAAACTGACTTGAATTCATTTGGTCAAGAAACTCCATGAGTTCTTTCTTAGTCACATCAGCAGCTGCCCAAACTTCATCTTCACTATAAATTTTATCTACACAAGAAGCAACCAATTCAAAGGATTGCTCCATTGCATTATTATTTGAAAGATCAAAGTTATTCTTAATAAATTGTTCCAATGATGGATACTTCATTTCCATCATCAAATGAGCATCTAATTTAATCTTATTATCATGCTCTTCATTCTTTTGAACTTTAATATCATCAACGTTGAGTTTGATGGGGACGGTTGTTTCTCCATCATCTGGACAGATAATATTAACTTCAATTTCTTCACCTACGGACTTACCACGAATATTTAAAAACAAATATTCAATATCAAATGTAGGAAGAGATTCTACTTTGATTCCTTTGGTTTCAATACAATTTTTAATTACAGTCTTAATTGCTGTTGTAATCTGTTTAATATCTTCAGACTCAAGAGCAATGACCAGGAGTTTTTCTTCTTTAACCAGAAAGGGTCTATACTTTACAGTCTCTCCAGTAGAAGGCAATTCCAACTGATACGTTGGAGTAGCAATTTTTGGTAAAGGCATAATCTCCTAAAACAATTCAGGTACTTTATTTATTATGGTGCAAGAGGTCCTACGTTTCTACCAACATATGGAAGACCTTCTTCTACAGGTCTTTGATTTGATGAAACTGCACTTATAATTTCTTCACCCTCTCCAACAGTATTAGATAAAGTACCAGCGGATATTCCATACTGACTTGGTGCAATATTATTAAAGAGAGAACTATCATTCAAGGATGCATTACCAGTAAATGCATTAGTTGCTACTTGACCACCAGCATAAGATACCTCGGATGGATTTGGGATTCCTGTTGCTGGTGATGGAGTTGATGGTTCCGCTTGAAGAGGTCTATCTCTTGGATTGTCAACAAAATATCTATCATATGTAAAAGAAACTGTGCATTTTAAAAGTTGAGATGAATCATAAGAAACTGGCATAGAAGTTACAGAAATTGGAAAGGCATTCACAAAAGTATAAGTCATAACTCTATTACTACCTTTTTTAATTCCAAAGTCTCTTTCAAATTTTTTAATATAAATTGCACTTGCTTTATATTGCTTTGGATAAGGACTTCTAAATGAAACATCAGTTTTTTCACCAAAAGAAAGTTGCTCACCAGCAATAAATCTCATCCACACTTCAAAAAGTCTAATCTGTAAATAATCTCTATCAACATAAAAAGTAAAATCTACACGATCATCATAAAGTCTTCTATATGCGTGTCTTTGAGTAACACCTGTGAAATCGTTATTTAATTCGTGAGTTGCTAATGAAGAACCAGGTAATGAAGCATCAGAGCAAGAAATTGTTAGAGTTTCTGTAGTTACTGGTGAATTAGCATTAATCGTGTTATATGATAACTGCTTCTTAACCTCTTCCGGAATAACAAAATAGCACTCAAAATGAGAAGATAATGCCGGTTGCATTAACTTTGTTCTCAAAAAAGATACATCTCGTTTTTGTGGCGCGGGCGCGGGCATCTATAAATACACCGTGGTTTATTATGTATTTATGGGAAGAGACGGGAAATATCACCAAGGTAGATTTCACCCACAAAATCCAGAAAAATATAAAGGTGATTCAAATAATATAATCTATAGAAGTTCTTGGGAACTTAAGTTTATGAGATACTGTGATCGTAACACAGCAATTATGGAATGGGGTAGCGAAGAGTTCTTCATTCCATATTATGATCCCACAACACATAAAGTCCGTAGATATTTTCCAGACTTTATAGTAAAAATAAAAGAGAGTAATGGAAGAATAAAAAGATATCTAATTGAAGTTAAACCAAAAAGACAAACTGCTCCCCCAGTTGTTGGTAAGAAAAAAACTAAAACTTTAGTTACTGAGGCACTAACTTATGAAAAGAATGTTGCTAAATGGAAGGCAGCAAAAGAATGGTGTTTAGATCGCGGATTAGAATTCAAGATTATCACAGAGGATGACTTGGGGGTATAAATACAACATAAAGAACTTCTAGAATAATGTTCATAGGAAAAACAGTAACACAAGTTCTTGTGTCCCTTGCGCGTAGGGAGGAGTTCTGATGGC